GATTTCTACAGAAGTCCCTTCTGTGCTTTCTGGAAGCTGTAAAGGGCTTTCTGCACCTTCTGGGAGTTCTCCCGTAACACCATAGGTATTTTCCAGATACTTCTGCTTGAGTGCTTCTGCGTCCTGCTGCTCTCCCAGAGGGTTAGTGTTAGGCGTGAGAACCACTTCCTGCTGGTCTTTCATGCCGTCATAGTTCTTCTGCCAGAATATGCCAGTGACAGGGTTGACCTTGCCATCTTCCATGAGTCCTTCACGATACATGGCACAAATCTTCTGCACTTTTTTTACGAACTCGGCACGTGCAGGGTTCGTTGTTCTGCGTACAGTCCAATCATAGACATTATCTTTACTAATGCCTATTGCAGCATACGCCGCCTGATTGCCTATCTTCATATCCCATTCTGCACACTTCATCAGATAGTTATTAAACCGTCTTTCCATTTCCTCCACGTCATCAGGGTCAAGGGGTTCAGACGGTATAATTTCCAACATGAAACGAATACGGCGGGTATTGTACCCTTCTGGCAGGTCAGGGTTATTCTGAATAACCAGAGGATTGTCCTCCCGCTTCTTCCTGGGCTGCTTGTCCTTCGCCCCTTCTGTTCTCGCCATCCTGAGTTACCTCCTTCTTCCTCTGTGCCTTTCTGCGTTCCTTCTTCTCCACAGTAGCTTTCTTTTGCTCCTGCTCACGCTTCCAGCGTTCTACATAACTTTCTGCCATTTTTATTTACCTCCTTCTGTAGAGAAGTAGAGCAAAATCGTATTTTGCTATAACTTTCCCTTATAGACCCCTACTATAGAAAACTTACTGCAAAATGCAAAAATACTCTACTAAACCTGCTTCATACCCAGTCCATAATAGACTGTAACGCCGTTGATAACACCCTTTTCTGCGTACCAACCGGGGTGCGCGGTCACTTCTGCATTGAATTTCTTCATGCTGCACACGTAATAGCCACAGCTTTTGCACCAGATTTTGTACGTATCATACAGGGACTTTGCCTTGATGTACCCTTCTGAAATACGCTCACACTTTTCTTCAAGGAACTGTATCACCAGGTCATTGTCACGCTCATACGCCTTGACTACTGCCCTCATGTTCTCGTTCATGTTCAGACCAAAGCGGCGATATTTGAAGTAGCCAGCAATCAGCCATGTAAAGATACCCTTCATCGCTTCTGGGGTTTCAAAGAAGTCCTTTAAGCCCTTGTCCTGTTCTGCATCGGTGAAGTGTCTATTGAACTCAATGACACGCACACGGTCAGAAGCAAACAGACTCTTATCCTTGACAGCAGGCAGGTCATTACAAGACAGCCACATGGTAAACTGCGGCTTGTAGGTGATAGCACTCTGATACAGTTCACGTGCGGTGATGTCCTCACCACCCGTGTACTGTTTAATCGTAGCTTCATCCAGCTTACCCGCCGTGTCGGACTCACTCATGGTGACCATGCGCTTACCCTTCAACTTCGCCAGTACAGGGTTCGCGGCTTCTGCGTTCTTCGCGCGGTCACTGCGGCAAATCAACTCAACCGGGGCAACGGTAGAGTAGTCACCCAGCAAGTGCTGGATTGCATCAAGCATGGTACTCTTGCCGTTTCTGGTGGTCTTGCCGTGAAGGATGAACATACATTCCTCCTTGCCAGTACCCAGAATGGAATAACCCAGGGCGCGTTGCAGGTAGTCCGCTTTCTCATAGTCATTCTGCGTGACTTCCTTGATGAACTTCTCCCACCGCTCACAGCGTACCTCCTGCAAGCTGAATTCAAAGTTGGTCTGAATGGTCAAGAAGTCCTTCCAACTATGCTCACGGAATGTCATAGTTTCCAGGTCATAGGTTCCGTTCTTGCAGTTAATCAGATACGGGTGAGTATCAAACTGCTCTGCTTCGATACGCATACTGTCCGCAGCGTCCTTCATCAGACGGTCACGGAAGCGGCGGTCACCCATCTTCGCAACGAAAGACATATACTGCTTGCGCTTTTCTTCATCGGCAATCTCACCGCAGTACAAAGCCATCAGGCGCACAAACTCTTTAATCTTCGCCGCCACCAGCAGGGAACCAACGTCCTTCTGCCATCTGCCAGAGTCATAAGTGTACCAGGACTTAGCTTCTGCACAGTAGCGGGTATCGTTCTGATAGCACTCGCTGAACAGGTCAGCCATACCTGCTTCGTCCCACGAATACCCGGTGGAGTCCTCTTGATAGGGCAGTTCAGGGTGTGCGTTCTTGATGTAGTACATTTTCTTACTGATTTCCTCAGACGTGATATAACGTCCATTGGAAAGTTGGAACAGTTCATCAGCCATTTTCTTTCTCACCTCCCGCTAAGTAATCACACCATTCCAGAAACGCGCGGAGAATAGGGTTCGTGTTACCTTGGTCAGCCCATCCCGCAAAACCAATAAAGCCATCACGGTTAAAGCTGATACATTCACGCCGGGTGAAATAGTGACTGTTCAAGTACAGATAGCAGCAGACGATAGTTCCATTGGTTTTCTTCTGCATGTCCACCTTCCTGCTGAGATACATTGTGGAAACAGAGGTTTCATTATCCTTGACGGCTTTCTTAATATGCTTATTAAGAAGCATCACCAGTACCAGAATGTCACCTTCTGTAACGTCATTGTAGGTAAGTCCCTTCTGGGAGAAATATTCCCGCGCTTCATTATTCGTGCATACGGGCTTGATGTTTTCCATTCTCATACGGGTTACCTCCTACAGATTATTGTGCAGGTTCTTTCTGATAGCCTGCAACTGCTTATGCAGTTTCGCCCTATCCAACCGGGGATTGTCGAACAGGGTCAGGGCAGCGTCCAGTTCCTCCACGGTGTTCCGCAGCATAGACAGGTAACCATCAGCAATCTTCTCCCAGTCCTCACCGTCCTCATTCTGACGGGCTTCTGTGAGAACTTCCTTATACAGTTCCTCGCAGTCACGTCCCAGACGCTCATATATGATTTTCTGCAACACATCTTCGCAGGTCATCCCGGCAAAGACGTATTCAGTGGAACCATCATTCAGGTACAATGTTCGTGCCATGTCTACCCTCCATTTCTGCAAGCCTGATAACCAGTTCGCGGACAGTCCACTTACCCACGCCGCCAGGGACGGGAGTACAGATACCGCCGTTCCGCTCCACCAGTTCTCTTGCAAGGTGCGACACATCGCCGCACAGCTTACCGTCATTGTCGCGGTTGATACCTACGTCAATGACAACCATCTTCTTGCCGTTGTTCACGTAGTCACGGAACACGGCTCCCCACTTGCCAACCGCAGACACGATAATGTCAGCACTGTAGCAGGCGTTTCTTCTGAACCATTCCTCAGTCAGGGAGTTCAGTACCGTAACGGTTGCACCCGCTTCAATCATCAAGTTTGCAAGGGGCTTGCCCACCAGTTCTGAACGTCCCAGGATGGTCACGTTCTTACCGGGGAGTCTGATATGCTGCTCCTTCAACCAGCGCATGATAGCGCAGGGAGTGAGGGGCATAAGGTCACTGCGAGGGTTTAGCCCGTCAATGTCCATGTGTTCAGGGATACTCCGCAGCACCGCTTCCTTGTTGATATGGTCAGGAAGGGGAAGCTGTACCATGATAGCCCTGCACTCTGAACTTCTGCCAACCAGCGTGATTGCATCCAGTACGTCCAGAGTAGTGCAGGTTTCAGGCAGGTTGATGACTTCTGCGGTCATGCCAGCCTGCATCACGGCTTTCACCTTATTTCTGATATAACGGTCAGACGCTTCTACGTGTCCAACCTGAATAATTGCAAGCATTGCACTTACCTCCTGTATCTCGTTACGCTATCGCAAATCGTTTCCAACTCACGCTCATGCAGGGGTGGATTGCAACATGTCTGGTTCACATAGCACAGTTCTCTAAAAATTTGGTTTTTGCTGTAACCAGTATTGTGCATCGCCCCTGCAAGGGACGTGAGGGAAATGTTTCTGCCGCCAGAGAGGATTTCCGGGTATTCAGGTCTGATAAAGACCTTGCCGCCCTCTGGCTTGCGGAACTGCGGGGAATAAATCTTCTGCACCAGTGGTGACTTAGTACCTTCCTTTTCGGTTTCAGGGAAATACTTCTGCACCACATAGTCAATAGCTTCCTGGTTCTCAACGATTGTGGGGAAGATGATAACCTTACCCGTCATAATGAAGAACCTACGCGCTCTGTATATCTCCACACCCTTGAGGTTATTCCTGCCCGTAAAGGGCAGGTTACCTCGCAGCAGGATATGTACGCCGCGTCCGCTTCTGGATTTCTCGCTGTAAGACTGGCAGTGCTTCATAATGTCAGCACACAGAGGGGTCATAAGCCCATCATCAAATCCTGCATCAATGTCGATGCCCACCAGTCCAGTGTCCGCAAACACAAAGCCTATCTGGTCATACTGACCGCTCTCTACTGCCGCCTGTGCCTGTTCAAAGGTAGCCCAGGTGTCAGGGGCAGTAGAGGAAGCGGCTTTACGCTCAAAGGCTTTCATGGGGATTTTGGAACCGTCCCAGGTACACACCCATTGTTTTAGATTTTTCAATTCATCAGGTATTCTGGAATAGTCCATAATCCCGTCCTCCTTACATGGTAATCAGTTCGCTATAGGGCAGGCTTTCCACCCAGGCACAGAAGGTGTGCCACTCCGTCAGCTTGTGGTTCTTCCGGGAGTGGTAGATGTTCCGCAGCACCGCATAGTTCAGAAGCAGAGTACGCTTCTGGTTATAGCTGGAAGGAAGAAGCTGAACCATCTGCCGCCAGATTTCCTTGTCCTTCGTTGCAAGGTACTTGTTGCGGTGCATATTCAGCGCATCAATGATACAGCGGCACACATTATCCTTCGTCCACTGGTCACAGTCCTCAAAGCTGAAATCGTTCATAGTGAACTCCTTCGCAGTGAGTTTGTGCATGGTGGAACAGGAGTTTGCCACGGTTCCTACCTTGTAGGTATCGTATTCCTTCCACCAGTAGAAGGGCGCGGTCACATCCACGGTGACCACCAGCATACGCATGAACTTACTATGGTCACTGCCAGATTTGACCAGACGTTTCATCAGGTCAAGGTCATTCTGACCAACAATGTACTGGTTTGCATTGCAGTTAGGAGTGTGCTTGTTCTCACAGTTGAAGCAACCGCCGCCAGGAGCGGTAGGACTCCAACAGGGTTCACTGTCAGACTTGTCCCAACTGTTCAGGGGATTTCTCATACCGCGGATAGCAGCTTCCCAGCCGCTTACGTCCGTTCTTTCAATCTTAATCATGGCTTGCTTTCTCCTTTCTGTAGAGTGCCATATATTCCTTGAAGTCCAGCCCTTCCATGTCTGCTGCATGGTGCAGGGCTTTCTTCTTTTCAGTGAAACGGCGGGAGAGAGGAATACGTTCCTCTCCTACCCGGCACACATAGTAGCGGTTGCTACCCTTCTCTTTGGATACGGTATATTCCAGCATCACATAGACCTCCGCTCCGCAATCTCAGCCATCTTCGCAGCGTTCAGACGGGTATCGCCGTGAACACGGGAGTAAGACAGATAGCCATTCATACGGTCAATCTTTGTCAGGTTGGAACTGCCACACTTCGGACAAACATCCATCTCAAGCTGCTGGTGACCGCAGTCATCACAGTAAGCCAGGGACAGGTTCACGCCCTCATAGTAGCCCATCTTCATTGCGCGGCGCACAAGAGTACGAACCGCATCAATGTTATAGCTGACGGGATAACGGACATACTGAATTTTGCCGCCGTTGCACAGGTTCCAGAACCGTCCTTCAAGGTCTTGCTTCTGGATAGGGGTCAGTTCCTCCGTGACGTGACAGTGGAAGGAATTGCTGACGTAGGGCTTATCGGACACATTCTCAATTACACCGTACATCTTGCGGAACTGCTCAACCTGCAATCCGCACAGGCTTTCAGCAGGAGTACCGTAGATAGCGTACAGCCAGCCGTCCTCTTGCTTGAACTGGTTCACCTTCTGGTTGATATATTCCATAACCTCAAGAGCGAACTGACCATCTTCTGCAATGGATTTGCCGTTGTAAAGCTGCTGTAATTCATTCAGGGCAGTAATACCAAAGGATGCAGTCATGGGTTTCAGCAGGGGCTTGATTTTGTCACCGGGCTTGAGATGACCACCGTACAGTCCACCTTCGCAG